AGTTTTTTTTCACCTGATATTATAAAATTTTGATATGTTGCTAAAATAGGTTCTCCATTATCTGCTAAAAGAGGATTACCTTTATCATCTCTTTCGTATGGTGGTTTTTGTGGGTTTATACTTTCTACAGCTACAACATATCTAGTCCCTATTACTATTTCTGTAGTTTCATCAACATAAGGACTAGAACTAATTATTGGTCCTCTCATTGTAGCACTAATTTTAGGATCATCTGTTTGTTCTATAGTAAGATAAGTACCATTAGCAAGTTTATCTTTGTCTCTATTTAAAGGTTTATCTGTAGGATTCTCTAAGTTTATTGAATCAAAATTAACTCTAGAAAGATTATCTGATAAGGTAGCTAATACAATATTACCTCTTTGAAATGGGAGGGATTCTATTTCTTGTGATAAAATGTCAAAGGTAGTAATTGCCTCTATTTCAAAACCACCTTCTATAAGTGAAGAATCTCTAAAAGTACCTACTATTTTATCTATAAATTCTTGTGCTTCTCCAAGGATATTTGCTACAGGACTATCAGCTGGGAATACTTGTGATACAATAAATTGAAGTGGGTTACATAAATCATATGAATTAATTACTTGGAGAGTTCTGGTAGTATTAAATAATGAAGGGTTTGAACCAATGTTTCTAATACTGGCCATTAATTTTTTTCTTTCTGGGCTTTTACCAAAATCCGCAGGTACTATTTGTATGCCTTGTGCTAAAAGCTCAGCATCAGGTCTACCAAATACCATAACATTACATACATTTTGTAAACCTTTATTAAATTTACTTAAAGTATTATAAGCATTTTCTAATATCTTTTTTGGTTCATCAGCGTTTCCTTTACCTAAATTACCACTAAGATTAATTGCTCCACCGAATCCCATAATTATTGAATTTTTACTTTTTCAGATAACGTATCAACTAATAATTCATTTAGAGCTACTGCTGAAGCTAGTAAAGCATCACCAGCTCTGTTTACAGATGCTATATCAACATTATTTGAATCTGTAGCTGCTTGTAATTGAGGACATACCTGTGTGGTTAATACTAATAAAAATTGTTGTACTATAGTTAGTAGAACATCACCTTTTACTGCGGGGTGGGTAGCTTCTAACCCTAAATCTATTTGTGGAGAGTTTATTATTGTTTTTCCACCACTATCTACATTAAAAGTGCCATTAGTTGATATACCTACTGCTTTATCTGCAATTATAAAAGCAGAATCTTTTTTACCATTTAATATTACTCTATCAGAATCAATTATAATTTGTTTTCCTCTATAAGGAAACTCTGGTTTGTAACCAGTACTACCAGGTGCCTTATTAGAAGATAAAGTTTCTCTACGAGTTGGGTTTTTATCCGTATTATAACTAGGGATTTCACTAGTATCAAAGCCAGCTGCTTCCATCTCAGGTATTCCCTGATTTTCTAGCCCTTTCATCATTTCTTTTGCTCTTGATCCTTTTCCCATATTATTAAATATCTTGTCCTCCTACTCTATATTCATTATTAATTTGTTGTCTTTGTTTTTCAATATTAGATCTAGTTTTTGCATCTTCACCCGATCTGTTTAATTCACTTATTTTATCTAGTTCTTCATTAAATTTTTCTTTATATTTTTCTTTAAATAATTCTTCAGTACTTAAATCAGGTTCCTGATTAATGGAATCAATAGTATTACCTATATCATCTAATTCTCTGGGTGATGCATCAGGGTCTACTATATCTACCTCTTGAAGAAGTTTTGTAGTATTTGATTCAGGTATACCGTCAATCTGAAAAGAGCCACGTCTAAATGAACCATATAATATAGGAATAGTTTGTCCTGATGTTAAGTAAATGGATGAATCATCGTTTTGAATATCTTCATAAATAGGAAACCAATTATTAAAATCTAAATCTAATTGTGATTGACCATTTCTTAAAATTGTAATAGGTTTTCCATTTATTCCTACTGAACTCCAAGGACTTTCTACATCTTTATTTTCTTCAGACTGTTTTGCTGTTGAACCAAATCTAAGTGAATTTCCAAATCTTCCTTCTATTATAACATCACCTTCACTTGGAAATAAATTTCTTATATCTGATTTTTCTTCAAAAGTATTTCCTGGTTTAGGTTCTACTATTTGATTATCTTTATTATTTGTAATTCCTTTTTCTACATCAGTAAGAGATACAGTGTCAGTATTTTTACTAGTAGATGAATTTGAAGGAAGCATATTTAAATGACTCCTTCCCCAAATAGAAATAGCATTCATGTAATAAAAATCTATAGCATCACTATTTTCCTCTAAAGCTATATTTCTAGAGGGACCAGATATTATAAAAACTATTTCATTAATTAAAGGAACCTTTCTAACATTATTATCAAGGGGAAAGGCTACAGGTCCTTGTGGAAAATTTTCTTTAGAGGTACTGTTACCTAATAATTCAAATTTAATAGCTCCAATATTTGCAAATTCACCTGTAGTTTGAAATATAGATTTCCCATTAGTAGATGTAACTAAAGATATATCTATAACTCTAGCAGGTAATAATCCTCCATTTTGTATTACAGATATCGGATTACTATTAGGTACAAATGCAGAGTTCCCTATAGTGGGAAATTGATTATTAACTGGCATGCTTGGCCTCTTCTAATTTAGGTATTTCTATTTTACTATCTAATTCTTGTAGAGAGCTAAATAACATTTCTTTATCTTCATCTGTTAGAAGTTCTTCTGAATCAACAGCTTTGCTATTCATTGCTCTTTGGACAATACCAGCCATTTTAATTAGAGCATCATCATTTTTAATAGCTAATTCCATATATTCTTTAATTAAAGGAACAATCATTGTTGCCTCACCAGGTGAAGTAATCAATGGTTTTAAACCTTCTATTAAAGAACGAAGTTGTACTTCTTTGTCTTTTTGGTTTGTATGTATTTCTTTTAAAAGATCGGCAAAGTTTTTCTTTCCGAATAATTTTATACTTGAAAAATCCATAATTTATGCTTTGGATATAAATATGGATATATAGAAGAGTTAGAACTTCATACTAACATACCCGTGCTCACTATATTGATTCATTAATTTAAGATAAATTTTCTTCATCTTTTTAATTATTTTAGTAATTTGAGGTGTAGATTGATCAGTCATTTCACGTATATATATGTATATAGCTTTTTTATTAAACATTTCTATATTTTCTCTTTTACGAAATAGCTCTAATATAGCATCCGCTGTTTTAGCATCTTCGGGTTTGGGAAAGTGATCAAATAAATATAAATCAAAATATTTAATTAGATATTCTATGAATTCTGTAGCTCTATCCATAGGCTCATCTAGTGAGTGATTGTTGGTTAGATCAATTACTATAGATTGATCTGTATCAACAGCATCAACTCCTGTTTTTTGTTTTAATTTTTTATAATTATTATTATTATAAAGTATTAAATAACGTTTTGCTATAGTACCGAAGTAAGAAAATGCTTTACCTTTATCTTGTTTATATAAGTGAAGTTTTTCAAGTAAAAATGTTATTACTTCATGTTGTAAATGTTGAATTGTATCTACTTCTGTGTAATAAAATTTGAAGGTATGGATAATATTTTCTGTTAACTTAAAGAAACCATATTTTATACGTGCATTATATATAGCATTACGTTTATCTTGATTCGTTTCATTAACGTATTCAATGATAGCCTCTTCAGTATCAGCAGTAAAATATTGGTTTTTAGTTTTTGGTTTCCTTCTCCTTAAAGTACCTTTTTTAGTATATTGAGGTCCTTCATCTTTTTGGGGTACAGTTAGAATTTTACCCTCAAGAGACTCGTCTAATGGTGCAATCATTTATTTATGGTTGATGTTGTACTCGTTGATTAAGTCTTGAATCTCTTTTATACCTTTAAAAAACCATCCTATCTCATCATCAGATTGAAAGATTTGTTTTGAATCTATTTCTTTAATTTTTTTATTTGACTCCGTCATTATAGTAGATATAGTTTGAATATACTCATTTTGAGTATTAATTATATCTTCCTGCCTTTCATTTTTTCTAAGTAAATTCCAAATTATATAGGAAATAGTTCCAAAAATTACAATTCCAACATTAATTAATATTATTATAGTGGTTGTTGTCATTAGAGATTTTTAACTAAATTCATTAAATTATCATTATCAGAACCTATTTTACCTAAGTTAGAATTAACTCGGTCTTGTTTTGTTGATTTTGTTATTGGTTTTTTTTGATCACCAAAAGTATCTAACCATTCTCTTTCAAATTCAATTCTAGCGGCCATAAGGTCTGCCTGATGAATAATAAAGGGAAGTGAAGTACGAGGTTTAGTTTCGGGCATAAAACCTTTTAAATAAGGTTCATTTGCCTGATCGTATAAACCATCGTGTGTTTTAATTGTGATGAATTCATTAGTAGTTAATTGAATTCCTGCTTGTTGTAATAAGAATAAGCCCCTGTCTGGGACAGTCATGTATTCATTATTAGTATTAAAGGTGTACATTTCACCTAAATTTTTCTTTCTCCATTCATCCTTAGATGGTAAAACGGCAACATGTTCTAATGTACCAATCTTACCTAAATCATGGTTTAAAGCGGAAACAAATAATTCCTCCTCTGTGTAGGTATCTTTTGTTCCCATTTCCTGCCACACCTTATGAACCTTAAAGGCAGCAGTAATCACACGTATAACGTGATCTACATAACCCCCTGGGAAACAGTTGTGATACGCTTTTTTATGAGAAGCAGGTAATAAAGCAATTCTTTCGTCTAGTTTATTATAAAAATCTAGAAACTGTTGTTTACGTTCACCCTCAACATATTTTTCAATACCATTTAAAAGAACGTCGTAATTGCTTTTTATTTGCTCCGCTGTTAAAACCATTTATTGTTGTGTTTCGTTATTTAGATAAGTTTGAGTTTGATCAATAATTTCTTTTATATTGTCAATTGTTTGGTTAACTTGCCTTTGCTCACCTCTTTGTGAATTAGATTTTACAACATTAAGCTGGTTACCAATTTTTTCTAAATTTCTTTGTACTAAGTCTTTATATCTCATAATAATATGATAAGAGGATTTCTAGTGCTTCCTCGATCGTGTTAAATATACGATTGCTCCCTAACTTCTCCAAATCACTTTGAGAGAGAATATAAACATCCTCTCCTGGTCTTTTAGTGAAATGTATTATTGGGTAGCTTTCTGTTTTTAAATTCCTTTCAATCCAATCCCCCATATATTCATTTTCATCAACATCAATCTCTTTATATGGAATTTTTAAGTTGCTGAGGGCTTGTTTTAGTGTGCGGCAGTAAGTACAATATGGAAGTGTATATAACGTGGTATTCCCTACCCCTTTTTTATCTATTTCTTTAACCCCCATTTTATAAATATCAATTTTTTAAATTCTCGTACCCCAAAGGTAATGGTTTATTTTTGCTTCTCCAAATTTTCTTGCAAAAGTTTTATATATTCTTTAACTTTTATTACTCCCTCTTCAAATTCCTGTTCTTTAAATAAAGGCATTAATTCTTTTTTTAAAGTAGAAATTGTTTCATTACTACTTTTTTGATCCATTGTTTTATATATTGGATCTTTTCCTTCAAAAAGATAATTAAATGAATCTAAAGACATAGATAATAATTGTTTTCTCATTTGTCCTAATTCACTATAACTTTTTTCTAAATCTTCTAATGTATTTTTAAGTATATTTTCCATAATTAATTTTATTTTGGTATAAAAAAGGTTGCTATTGTAAACCTAAACTGATCAGATATATAAGTAGGTGGTCTAACACAATGTGGAATTGTCCCATCAAATAATAAAATACGGTTAGATTTATATTCACTTGCATATATTAATTCATTTGATTTAGAATCATAAAACATAGTTTCACCACCCCATTCTTTTTGCCATCTGGTATTAGGGTAATATAATACTACCATCTCATCTTGATCATGAGCATGGTGATAATAAGTTTCCCCAGGCCTGGCACAATTAATAACTGCATTTCCAATTTTATGATTTTTTAATACTTCTCCAAACTCCGTACTTCTAATTTTACTTTCAAGTAAAGTATCTTTATAAACAATATCTTCAAATCTATGATAAAAGTAAACTCTTTGTAGTAAATCTACTAAAATATTATCATTCCATCCTATCTTAAAAGAAGCATTTTTACATACATTATACAAATATTGTTGATATTCAAGTTCAAAAACATTATCAATTGTTTTTAGGTAATTTTTATGCATATATTCTTTTATTTTTCATTTAATTTTTTTATATAATCCCCCATAAAATATTTTCTATAGTTTGTAGAAAAACTTTTACTTTCTATATCTAACACCCCATCAGGCATGTAAAGCATAGCAAGAGGAGTTCCAGCTTTTACTAATTTAGTGTATTCTTTATTAAAAAACCTTTGATCTATAAATGTATTTAAATTAAAAGAAGTAGAATATTTACAACTTATCTCTAAAACTCCAGGCATTACTCTAAATGGTAAATCTGTGTAAAAAATATTATCTAAAAAAACCATTTTTGTATTTTTTATTGTGGTTTTAATTGTAGCTTTTGTTTCAAATTTAACATTTATTATATTTGGGTTAAAATTTCCCCACAATTGTCCACTGAGTGAATGGGTAGTTACATCAAAAACATCAGGGTCTCTAGATGTTATTTGCATCCCATTTTTATCTGCTTTTATATAGAAATCAACTGGGGATTTAAATACATAACAATTCTTAAAAATTTCTCCAAATGAAGGACATGTTGATGCATTTAATCTACTTATACCACCCCCTTGACTCCAAGTATCTTCTTTATCTATATCCTCAATTAGTTTTTCTCTTTCTTCACCTTCTATACCCTCCCTATCAAATTTTGACTTTTGATCCATTAAAAAACGAAATCTTATACTTTTTTCTTTATCAAAATTTTTACTTAAATTTTTATAATAAGGAGGTAAATTTTTTGAACATTTTTCTATAAGTTGGTTATAATCTTGTTTGTCACCTAACCATTCCCAATTTATTAAAAATTTGTTTTTTTCCTTTTTTTTAAATATATCTCTTATACCCATATATGCTATTTTATTATAATTTAATTAGATTAAGGGCAGAATTAATAATTATAATTACCATTAATACTACTACAATAAGTATAGATATAACAGCTATTTTAAATGAATCTTTTTTACTTTGACTATCGTAATATGGATGTTCTTTCATTAGTAAACTTGATTTTGTAAATTAACTCTTAATTCTTCAACTTTTTCCTTAGCAGCAGACATGTGACCATCTTCAAGTAATTCTTGGATTTGACCAACTACCATATATAACCTAAATAATTTATCTTTATTCATAATTCTAATTATTTTATTTTTACATTAAAAGAAATAACAATTTTTTCTCCCTCATCCATTTGTCTTGGAGTAGAATGAAGTAAATAATTTCTCCATACCATTATAGTTGATTTTTTACATGTATACGTAATAGAATCATATGAAAATAAATTAAAATTATCTGGAGGAATTATTTGACCATTCATATATTGTGGGTGGATAAAAACAATTTTATTTTCAGGAGTAACTTTAACATAAAAAACTCCTGCAAAATCACAATTATTATGAGCATGGGGGAAATTAAAATCCCCTTTACCACTAATATTAAACCACATATTTACAATATCTAAATCATCACCACTTATATCATATCCTAACTCATTAGCATAATTAAAAACATGTTTTTTTATTTCATTTTCTAAAATAGAAAAGGGAGGAATATTTTTTAAAACCTTAGAAGCCGTATTGCGAGCAGAATCAACATATAACATTGGACTCCTTTCAGTCCCATATTGTTTTTGTATTACTTTTATTTTTTTTTCTAAAGAACCTAAAATATCTGAACATACATTATCACAACAATATATTGTTTGGGGAAAATGTTTGTCTATGGTATAATTTTTATTCACTATTTAAATTTATAATATTTAATAGTATCTTCTTTTATAATTTCCTTAATTTCTGGATCACCTAGTTCAATTAGTTTTTCTAATAAATAAGGATCCTTAGAATGCATATAATCAATAGTAGATTGCATATAAATTAAACTCATAAAATCATTGAATTATCAAATAATATTAATATTCCAACTAATACCATTGCTATAATCCATAATGGCATACCTATCCAAAAGATAATCATCCATTCTAATTGGGACATACTCTTACCAATCCATTGACCATACTTGTGTATTATTTTTTTCATAACATTTTTATTTTAGATTTCGCCTCATACCAATTCATCATATCAATATAT